CCTGCTTCTTGACGCCGTGCAGTTCGATGGGAACGGGCTCGATCTTGGAGCTGGGCAGAGTGGTGGTCTTGCACTTGTAGGTGAGAGACTGCGCCACACCGGTGGATCCGGGAATCGTGGGGAAGAACAAATCAAAATTCCACTGTTGCGCCGCATCGGGCAGCGAAATGACGTTGGCGAGACTGGTGCGAGCCATGAGATGTTCCTTCTAGCCGTAGACACGGCCGGGTTGAAGACGCTTGGTCTTGAGATCGGTTGGAAGTAGGAGGAAGCTTTGCACGCCGTCGGTGTACCACGACTTGCCGGTCTTCACACGGCCCTTCGCTAGCCGCTTGGTCTTTGGATCAGTTGGATCTAGCTGGTACGACTGTTCACCATCGTTGAACCACCTGAGTCCTCGCTTGGATGCTGCCATCTTGGCGACGTGTTCAGCTGATTTCGGTTGGCCTTTGGCCGCAGCGGACAATGCTTTCCGGTGGGCAGGAGAGAAGACGGCGCCAGTTCGCTGCTCACTGATCATCCGTTTGGTAGCCTCGCTATGAGGCCCCATGACGCGACCTGGTTTGAAACCCATGGGGATGGGATCACCAGTCTGCACTGCTCGGTTCTCAACGCAGTTCGTGTACCACCGAAAAGATCCTGTTTTCAGCTTCCGCATCCGACTTCTCATACGATGAGAGTGAGCACCGCCAGCACCAATGCCGTCTTCATCCCTCAGGTTTGCCCAGAGCTCGGAGTTGGCGACATCGTGCTTGGCACTGAAGCGCAAGGCCGCAGTCTTGATCTTCCTGGCATTCGTGTAGAGCTGCACCTTTCGAGTCAACGCCTTCGCACTGTGCTTGTCGAGGTGACGAGTCCAGTACGTGCCGGATCCTCTGTAGGTCATTGGGTCATGGGTTGTCTTACCGAAGTAAAGGAGTCCACAGTGTGAGCACTCCTTAACGTACAACCAGGTGGGTTCGAACTTCATGGTGTGTTCCTCGTCAAAGGAATGGATGGTGGGCTATCCAGCGTTGACGCGCTAGCAGAGGAGCTACCCTTTTCGCCCAATACTACCGAACCGCGCTAAGCGGTGTTTCCGTTGACTTGTGCGAGGACTTCGTTGAAGAGTACCCCTTGTTTTGAGATCACGATTTGGAGTTGGATCTCATGAATCGGGATCATCGGCACCAGGACCACGGTAACCACCAAGATGCCGGCGTTTGCCGTCGTCGGGGTGTTGTTCCCGTTGTCGCACTCGACCGTGTAGTCAGACAGACCATTCGACGCCTTGACGTTGTCGAGGTAGGCACTGCAACTGTTGATGATCTGACGCCGGACCGCGTCGGTATCCATTTCCTGCAGCGAATACAGCAGGAACTGATACAGGGCGACCTTGATCACGTTGGTGATCCGTCGCACAGACAGCCACGACAGAGCCGAGTACTGGGCAGCCAGTGTTTGCTGCTCCCACAGGGCAATGCCCTGGCCGACGAAGGTGCGGGTGTAGTTCACCTGCGCCTGGAACAGATCGGTCGCTTCCCCGTCGTCGTAGGCGTAGCGCTGCTTCAGCACGTTGAGCAGGCCGCGGTTCAGACCAGCGATCGAGTACGCCTGATTGGCAACGCGATCGGTCCGAGCACAGAGGGCGGCGGCCCAGCCGCTTGGCGGGTTGTAGACCTGCTTGCCATTGATCAGGTCCGCCTGGAGCAGGTCCGGGCAGAACAGAGCACTGTACGTCGAGTTGAGGTTCAGGTTCAGGTTGCGATAGTCGATGGCCGATTGGAATTGCTGGCTCGACGACGGAACGTCGATCAACGAGACGGCGTCACCACGACCCTGCACCAGCGTGTCGAGCGACAGCTGGTAGACCGGATCTGCGATGCCAGCATTGACGAAGGTGTTGGTGTTGTACAGGCTCTTGTTGGCGAAGATCTGCATCGCCAGCGCAATCTGGTAGCTGGTCGGTGTGGTACCGCTGTTACCACCAGTCATCGCCGTCTCGACGACAGCATTGATCGTCGGCACGCTTGGCAGCGCCGGCACGTTCGACAGCACCTGGATGTAGGACGAGAACGGGTTGATCCGATCTTCGAGCTCCGTCTGGGTACCCGACGAGTCGACGTTTGGCAACAGGGTGCAGGTCCAGGTTTCGAGCGCGCCTTGGTTCGGCTGCGTGTTATCGAACACCGAGACAACGAATGTGTCACTGCCAACGACCTGACCTGCGTCTGTGATCGGCTGCTGCGTGGGATTCGGCGTGATGGTGTTGGTGTCGACGAACGACACGGCGGCTGCACCAACGGTCGTGATCAGACCGAAGGTACCACCGGTCACGCGTCCGTACACATTGTAGCCGATCGCGTTGGGAACCGCGGTCCAGTTCACCGTGATCGATGCCACAGGGATCGACAGGCCGCTGGTGATGACCGTGGCCGGGCTGGAGGCCAGACCTTCACCATTCGGTCCCAGGGCCGACACCATGTAGGTGTAGGTGGCGCTGGGGATCGAGCCGCCCGAACCCGTGTTCGCAGTGGCGGTTGCGGTCGGAGAGGTAAGAGCAGCCGTGCTTATCTGGATGCTTGTGTTATCTCCATACGAACCCTGGCCATGGATCGGGTAGAATAGCGAGATCGCTTCTTGCCCCGGGGACACGTAGGTGCTGATGTCCAGATTGACTGGGTTGGCGAAGGACTGGCCACGGAGCTTGGTGGTTCCGTCGGTGTCCGCGTACATGAGTACACCGGCGTAGAGGGCGCCAGAGCCGACAACGCGCAGACCCCAGGCTTGCTGACCTTCGGTGAAGTAGTTGAGGCCGGCCTGGATCGTCATGGAGACCGATGGATCCGGATTGCCGTACTCGCCCAGCCAGTCTTGCGCGTTCGTGAACAGCATCGGGTTCGTCGAGCCTTGCACCGACACGATGGGGAACGCAGCGACGGTGACACTGGTGCTGGTGATGACCGACGACAGGTTGATTTCGGTGACGCGAACGTCACTAGCGCGGGAAACGATTTGCGTCATTTCAGTTCGCCTTCACTTCAGGGGTGGGGGCCGGAGCCGGAGCCGGAGCAACTGCCGGCAGCGGGATCGGCCTCAACGTGAAGGTGGAGCCGTCGTCGTTGTAAACCCGGATGTTGACTTGGACCGACAACCAGTTCGTATCGACCGTGAAGCCCGGAGGCAGACTAGCCCGGCGCTTCGGTTGGATCATTGCGTGGTCAACCGAACCGTTGGGTGCTGTCAACTGCACCGAGACGGGGTGGGAATTCATGTTCAGAACGTCCATGATGGATCCTCTTTAGAAAGGGAAGAACTGCTGTCCGGGTTTGAGGGCGGGACCGTCTTGTAAGACGATCTGATTGATGCGGCCCCGCGTCCCGAGCGCAGGTTCCGATACGTATCCGTGGATCGTGATGTTGGACACCACTTGGTAGACCGACTCGGTATCGGCCGGATTCTCGCGCTTCGGGATCGAGATGCTGTCACTCAACGTGACCCCGATTGTGAGCCGGGACAGCCCGTAGTCGATCTGGAAATTGATGGCGCCGTTGCGTCGGGTGAAGAGCCAACGCCGCATGTACTGGTTCACGGCCTCTGGGCCCATGCCATCCATCTTGTTCGTGACGTAGGTTGCCTCGATCTCGAAGTTGGTTGGCAGTACCTTCGCCATCTGGAACTGTTTGTTGTCGTTGCTCAGAGTGACGGGAATGCCATGCCTGGCCATTCGGTTCGTCGTGTAGCCATCCGTATTGGGGCTAGACGTCTGATGCCAGAGGAAGATGTACGGGTACTCGGGCTGCTTGTTTCCAAGCATGGCCTTCAGATTGGTCAGCGCGTCTGGACTGGTGACGAAGATAGTCGGAGCACGGAACTGCTCGATCATGTAGTGGCAGAAGCCGGCGCGAACAAAGTCGTCTACCGGCTTGATCTCCGTCTGGGGCTTTGGATCAGGGATTGCGTTGGTCATTCAAGCCTCCGGTTCCCATAAAATTAACGAGCAGGGACCGCTTGGTAGTCACTGATCTAGGCCCCATAAAAGAAAAGGGAGCACGCGGCTCCCTTTTGGATCGAACGAGCACCGACGTGCGCTCGATGCGATTACTTGCCGGTCTTGACCTTGGCTTGCGGACGGGCCGACGCGGTGACGCGCGGCGCATTCAGGCGGGACAGGACTGCGGCCATCTGCTTGGCGGTCGAAGCGACGGC